CCGCGCCGCATTCAGTGTAGTAGAGGTTATCAGAATCAGGGTCTCGCTTGGTTGAGACAACCAATTGATAATCCCAAACGCTGCCATCGTGTGCGATTTACCGGAACTTGCAGACCCCCCGATGGAAAGATACTTGTGTTCTAATGCTTCCCGGATCATCAACGCAGCCCACGGATGTCGGACCATCATAGGCTCAGGACATCTTTCGGGGTCGTTCCATAGGATATCGCAGATCCTCCAGAAGTAATATTCCTTCGCCTTAATATCGGTGTGTTGTGCGAACCCAAACAGTAACCCAGTCAGCAATGTGGTTGGTGGGATCGTAAAATCACCTACCGTCATCAATTGAGTTTTTGGATCAACCTTCGGCTCCAGCCTTGACTTGTTTGCCATAATAGGGGTTTATTACATAAGATATGCCTAAATTGACCAAACACCAACTCCAAAAGGACCAGTTGAGACAACGGGCTATCGACATGCACAACCAAGATATCCCGCAGCCCCGCATTATACAGGAGTTGCAGATATCAAAATCGACGTTGCGTAGATGGTTGCGGGATCTGGGAGTACCCCCAAAAGAAAGTCGATACCACACAAACACGAAGATGGGGGAGCCGAAGGTAGACCCTGTTGAAGAAGTCCTTGCAACAAATCTGGTAGGGGTATTGGGGGACTCCATCCGCCTTAGCAAGACCAACGAGCGACAGGCAGAGGATCTCGCGATCTTGGAACACGCTGCTGCGCAGACATCCCCCGCTGAGAAATATCAAAGCTACATCGCAGCCGGGGCCGTGAAGCTCATGCGGGATAGTCTCAAGCTTGTCAAACCTGCTAAGAACATCCGCGAACTAGACCAACTCGACCAGATCATCCGCCGATCTTTCGGACTCGATGCCCGGTCAGGTGGTGGGCGGGGCAAAATTAGCATCGATGTATCTATCTTAACCAACAGCAAAGCAGCACTCCACGAAGGTGCTGTTGGAGTCGGCGGAGTCCCCACACACACCATTGATGTCAAGACTCTCAGGCAAAAGAAAAAGAGTGAAGCAATCGACGTTGAAGATGAGTCTAACGAAGAATGATCATCGGGATTGACAATGGAATTGACGGAGGACTCTGTGCGATCTCCCGCAGCCACGGGAAGATTATCGCAAAGCGGGTCATGCCGATCCTCAAACGCAATGGAAAGTCTGAGGTGGACATCCTAGTGTTGCGCGACTGGATCCTCGACCTGCACACTGAACCCTGTATCGTGATCGAGGAACCGTTGCGCCATGCTAAAAGCTCCCAAGCAGTCCGGTCGATGGCAATGAACTTCGGCAAGATCCTTGGAGCCTGTGAGATGAAGGGGTGGCAGGTCAACCCTGTTGAAGTGGCACACTGGCAGAAGGCGATGCTGGCTGGAAACAGGAGCAAGGGGACGAAGGCTGCCGCGCTAATCGTAGCTGAACAACTGTCCCCGGATGAGGATTGGACTAAGTCCAACAAGGCGACCACCCCACATGATGGGATGATTGACGCTTATCTTATTGCGTATTATTGGAGAAAACAAAATTAAACAAAAAGCCCTTGCAGGTTTTGTTTGTTCCAATAAGGTCGTCCTTGTGAAGCAACTTTTCGACAAACAGCTAGAAGCAAAGGACTTTTTCCGGGGCAAACATTTGGCAGGGGTCTCAACACTTGATACCTCCTCGACCGGGACGGGTAAGACCGTAGTCGCGGCTAGGCTTGCTATGGAGTGGGTTGGGAGAAACTACCACCACGTTGCCGTCCTCTGCCCCAAAGCAGTCATACCCTCTTGGGAGCGCGAGCTGAAAGAGTGTAACGTGACCCCGCTTTTTGTGACCAACTACGAAAAGATCCGTGGAGGTAAGACTTCGTGGATGACCAAGCAGGGGTCGAAGATCATGTCTTGGAAACTCCCTCAGAACACTCTCGTCTTCCTTGATGAAGTTCACAAGTGCAAGGGACCCTACACCCAGAACGCGCAGTTGTTCATCTCCTTGGTGCAACAAGGTTATGTGACGCACTCTATGTCGGCGACTGCCGCAGAGAACCCTTCGGAGATGAGGGGGTTAGGTTTTGCGATGAAACTCCACAACCTTAACAAGACAGAAAACAAACTCCCCAACTTTTTCTCTTGGATGATGAAGAACGGCTGCGTCCGCAACTCATGGGGGCAGTGGGAGTTTGTAGCTAAGAGGCACCTCACCAACATTCGCGCAGAACTTTATGAGGTAGACAATCACGCGGCACACAAACTCAGCATTGCGGACTTCCCGGATTCGTTTCGGGCAAACATGGTTCACTACGAACCAATCCAGTTCTCCAACCTATCCAAGATACGTAAGGCATTTGAGGACCTTGGGTTGACTCCGCAGATTATGGAGGACTACATCGAAAACGGAACTGTCGAAGATAAGAACAACATCATGCTCGTAAATATCCTACGCGCACGACAGTTAGCGGAGTCCCTTAAGATCCACGACATCGCTGAGATGGCGGAAGATCTTTTGATAGAAGGTAAGTCTGTTGTGATCTTCGTTAATTTTTCAGACACGGCTGATGCCCTCGCCCAACTCTTGGAGTGCGGGAAGATCGTAGGCAACCAAACAGCTTCGGAGAGGCAGAACGTCATCGACCGATTCCAAAGAGACGATGATAGGGTAGTAGTGGTTAACATTGCCGCCGGGGGGACCGGGATCTCTCTCCACGACCTGCGGGGAGAATACCCAAGGGTATCCCTGATATCTCCCTGCTACTCCGCTAAAAACCATGTGCAGTGCCTTGGGCGGATCCACCGCAATGGTGCGAAGTCTGATACCATCCAGAAGGTGCTGTTCGCCGCAGACTCCATCGAGGAGACTGTCATCAAGGCACTCCAACGCAAAGTTGAGAATTTGACAACCCTCCACGGAGGTGCTTAACAAAGAGACTAGAACCATGAATAACTGGCAAAAACAAAAGATCGAGCAAGGAGTTTGCTTACAGTGTGGACACGCCCCTATAGGTGGGGAAGGCGGGACCAAGAACCGCTGCTCCAGTTGTGCTGAGAAATCCCGGCAATACAACCGTAACAGATACAGAGCGACTCGGGGAATCCCTTTTGATAAACCCACCCCCTCCGAACGAAATAATCCCACAACCAAATAACTAAAAAAGAAAATGAAAAGACGAGTTTACTTTAATTTGCATAAACACCTTTTCTCTGTTCAAGAGAAGGTAAATGGTCAATGGAAGGTTGTCGGCCATACTGATGACATCACGCTTTACAATGTTACCTTTAAGGTGAGTGAAGCTGGACGGCAAAGAGTTCTTAAAGAGAAAAGAAAAAATGTCCATGCTTTTGTTGAAGGAACACTTTCCCCTTCTCCTCTTGTGTGTGACAATCCTCTTATCATTCGATACAATCCCTACAAGTCTGGATCGTTCACCTCTGGAGACTTTAACGTCAAGGAAGCTGGAGCGGTTAGGCTTTTAAAGAAAGAAGGAAAACCCATAATTCAAGCCGAAGGAATACGGGGGATACCGTGAAGAACTTGAAAGCAGCTGGGATTTCTTGGTCGAACTCTGAGCTGACACACCCCGACTCCTTCCGGTTTATCATAGCACATTAAACTTGACGAGTTTATCATGCTACAAAGGAGGGGCAACAATCGATCTCAGAACACCATGCGGGTCAATGAATACAAGGTACTCGTCGAGTGCGTAGAGCGGGGCGTCACGTTTGGGATGGCGCGTGCCGTGAAATATACCGACACCCCCACCGACAGGGCGAGAGAGGAAGCACTTGTGACGGCAATTATTAACGAAATTTGCGAGGTGTTTATTTTTCCAGAAACCCTTTCAGAAGATTGTTAACAACAAAACGAAATAAATAAATATGGCACGACCAAAACTGAACCAACGAAAACAGAGGGTCAATAAACAATTTGATTACTATGGGTGATTACTGAACGCTATAAGACTTACTAGTCTTCTACGAAAACTGACTTGTTTTCTGACAACCGCTTCCGGGCGTGTTGAATTGCCTTCTGCATGATTTCCTCTGGAATGGACCCGTTTGTAGCGATGACCTTCTTCATAACCCCCAACTCTTCCGGCGTGAGTGTCGGAACAAGTGTGGGGAAATCGATCCGCTTACCGTTAACCTTTACGGCATCTGATTGGGTAGAAAATTCTGTCGCGACATCCCCATTCTCCAGATAAACATCACCTAACCACCCCTTACCTTTTTTTGAAC